TCATCAACGAAGCGATCCGTATCGCTTACCGCAACGGCTGGAACGAAGGCAGCAAGCGTGCGGCCAAGCGTGCAAAGCGGGGGTGGTAACATGCCCCTCAGCAACGCACAAAAGCAGAAAGACCTACGCGCCCGCCGCAAAGCCAAGCTCGAAAGGCTGGCGGTGCTGGAGGAGGCGATGAGCGACCTGTTGGCGGCTTGTGAAAACGAGGTGCTGGAATCGACCACAAATTTTATCGTGATCTTGCGGGAAGCCCGCAAGGCGCTGGGAGATGTGGGGTGAGGATGATCGAGGCGTTTGCGCGGGCCATTTGTGTTGCTGAGGGCATCAACCCCGATGAACGGGTTGTTCTTACCCCAGAGTGGCACATGCGCACTCCTGATATCGAATGGTCAAGCCCGACCGATTGCGGCGCGCAGTGGGAGCAGTGGATTCCACATGCGCGAGCTGTCATTGACGTGGCGGTCAATCAATCGTGGGGAGATGTACCAGCATGACCCAGCCAATTCACCCGCTGCTAGAGCGCGTGGCGCGGGCGATTGCCCCGCAAGCATGGTGCATCGGCTTTTCGCAAACGGAACGCGATTGGTCGATTGCCAAAGCCCGCGCCGCAGTTCAGGCGCTGATGGAGCCGGATGAGGGGATGGCCATGGCTGGTTATCGCGCGCTCCTCAACGAGGGTGACGGCGGAACTTATGACGCCGTGCTTTGCCTTAAGGCAATGCTCGCCCCTCTCATAGGAGAGGGAGAGTGAGCGAGGTCCTATTTGCGGCGATAGGCTATGCGGCAATGGGTGGCCTTACCTCGGGCATCTACGTCGGCATGGCGAACGCGCAGAAGAAAGACGCCTCGAATAGCGTCCTTCTACTGATCGCGCTGATTTGGCCGTTCTTCTTGCCCTTGGCGATCGGTGCTTACGTCATGTGGCTTATCGCATGACCCCGCTCCCTCTCAACGCCGACAAGGCACAGACAGCAGCATGGATGGGATATCCGCCGGGGCTCAAGGGGATTGTGGCGATGGATGAGCATCACGACCCGCTACACGCTGATTTGGCCGCTTGGTTAGGTATACCCTCCTTCTCGCTGCGGATCGCGTCTGGTGAGGATCTGAGCGGCCCTGAGAGGCTATTGGCTGGACTGGAAGAGGATGCGGTGCTGATGTTGCAGCGGTATTTGCAGCATGTTGCGGTGCATCTTGCCGATCGAGCGGGCAAGGAGTAGATTGCGCGCATGAGCGCTGAACAAACAGCATTACAGCAGCAAAAGCGGGTTGTCGGACGTCCCTTTCAACCGGGGCAGTCTGGCAACCCTGCCGGTCGTCCGAAAGGCGCGCGTTCCAAGTTGGGCGAGTCGTTTGTTGATGCGTTGCTCAAAGATTGGGAAGACAACGGAGTCGACGCGATAAAGCTGATGCGCGTTGAACGCCCAGGCGACTATGTGAAGGTCGTCGCTTCGCTGTTGCCCAAGGAAGTTTCTGGCGTTGACGGTGAGCCCATTGCTTTCCAAGAGGTCCGCCGGGTTATCGTAGACCCAGCTGCGAAATGATCCTAGAGATCGAAACCCCTCGCTGGTTGGTTCCGTTCTTGGAGCCGGCGCGATACAAGGCAGCATACGGCGGGCGCGCTAGTGGTAAGTCTCACGCTTTTGCAGAGATGCTTATTGAACGGTGCGTGTTAAAGAAAACGCGCGCCGTTTGCATTCGTGAAGTGCAGAACAGCTTGAAGGAGTCGGTGCGGCAACTGCTGATCGACAAGATCGCCAAGTTTGGGCTGCAAGAGCAATTCGAGGTGCTGGAGGCCGAGATACGCGGCCCGCACGGCTCGCTTATCATCTTTCGCGGCATGCAGGCGTACAACGCCGAGACGATCAAGTCTCTTGAGGGCTACGACATTGCGTGGGTCGAGGAAGCGCAGACGTTGAGCCATACCTCGCTGCGCATGCTGCGGCCTACGATTCGTGCTCCAGGCAGCGAGATCTGGGCAACATGGAACCCTCGCCACGACAGCGACGCTATCGACGATTTCTTCCGTGGCGCTGTGCCTCCGGCCAACTCGGTTATCCGCCGCGTCAATTACAACGACAATCCTTACCTGCCTGATGAAATGGTGCAGGAGATGCTGTCCGACCGGGCGCGCGACCCCGAAATGGCGAGCCACGTATGGGACGGCGGATACGAAATCGTCAGTGAGGGCGCGTACTATGCTGTTGCCCTGTCAGAGGCGGACGCGCAGGGCCGCATTGGCGATTTCCCCTATGATCCGGCGCTTCCGGTCAACACCGCTTGGGACATCGGCGTAGACGACTATACGGCCATCTGGTTCTTCCAAGAGAATGGCCAGCAGGTGCGTTTCATCGACTATTTCGAGACGAGCGGCGAGGGCGTCGAGGCGATTGTGCAGCAGGCGTTGCCTGAGCTGGTAGCGCCAGAGCAGCGGCAATCGGAGCGGCGGGTGACGTATCGCTATGGGCGCCACTTTCTGCCGCATGACGTGCGGGTAAGGGAATGGGGTGGTGGTCGATCGCGCCTTGCCACGCTGCAATCGTTTGATGTGAAGCCCATCAACGTCGGCATTGCATCCGGGCCTAGCGAGCGAATCAACGCCAGCCGGGCGCTGCTGCCCAAATGCTACTTCAACCGTGAGACGACCAGTGTTGGCCTGAAGCGGTTGCGTGGTTACTCGCGGCGTTTCAACAAGGCGATGGAAACGTACAGCGGCCCGCAGCACGACGAAAACAGTCACGGCGCTGACGCGTTTGGGGAGGCGGCGTTGAATTGCCACCTCACTCGCCAAAAGGCTGCGAGCGTGATAAACGAGCCGCGAGATCGCTGGCATAAGCCGAAGCGGAAAGATCTGTCTTCGAGCGTTTGGGGTTAACGACGCATGATCACTGACAACGCCGCCGCACCGCTCACCCCGCCCCATGCGGTGGTGCCTCATGGCCAGATGCGGGGCGATGTTGCCGAGCATAGTGTGACGCCGCCGGCCGATGATCAGGCGGACAGTAGCCTGAAGCCGCCCAGCATCGAGAAGCTAAAGAAGATGTTCGATGAGGCGCGTAACCTCACCAATGAGGCGCGCGACGAGCAGGAGAAGGATCAGGACTATTACGACACCAAGGGGCAGGCGACTGCCGAGGTGCGTGAGGTACTGAAGCAGCGGGGGCAGCCACTGGTCATTGATAACCGCATTGCGCCGGCGATTGATGGCATCTTGGGCGTGATGGAATCGGGTAAGACTGACCCGCGCGCCTATCCGCGCAATCCCAATGCCCAGCCCGCAGCGGACGTGGCGACCAAGATGCTTCGGTTCGTGGCGGACAAGGCCCGCTGGAACAAGAAGCGGATGGACTGCGCGGAGGATTACCTGAAGCACGGCGTCACTGCGGCTATCATCGAGTTCGATGGCAAGGACATCACGGCCAACCGCGGGCGCTGGGAAACATTCTTCTACGACCCAAAGAGCCGGGACGCGGACTTTGCAGACGCAAAATACCTCGGCTTCGCAACGTGGATGTACGCTGACGAGGTAGCGGCTAACCCTGAGTGGGCCGAGCGCGTCAAGCAGATGGGCGACATCACCACGATCAATGAGACCGCGCTAGAGGCGACATGGGACGATAAGCCTGAGAGCCGCATCACGTGGGTCGATCGTCGTCGCAATCGCGTGCTGGTAGTCGAGATTTACTATCGTTCGGCTGAAGGCTGGCTGCGTGCTGTTTATTGCGCAGCTGGTACGCTGGAATTTGACCGCAGCCCATATGTCGACGTTAGCACCGGCGAGACGCGCTGCCCGATCGTGGCGCAGTCGTTCAAGGTTGACCGCCAGAACAACCGTTACGGCCCTATCCGCGCCATGCGCTACATGCAGGACGAGGTGAATGCACGGCGCTCACGTGGCCTGCACTTGCTCAACAGCCGTCAGGTGCAGCAGACGGATATGAACGCGCCGCCTGTCGACGTTGACGAGGTGCGCCGCGAGACGGCGCGTGCTGACGGCGTGATCCCGACCGGCTGGCAGGCTGTCCAGGCGCAGGACATGGCGGCGGGCAATCTTCAGATGCTCGCTGAGGCCAAGGAGTCGCTGC